AGAATGTTCCAAGAGCCACAACCATCCTTTGGTGGTTCTGGTTGGACCTTGGACGCATCTTTCAGAGCTCTTCGCGGTATCTGCGGAACATCCGGTGGATCTGATCCAAGCGTTCTTCGTGCTGGATCAAGCATTGATTCCATCCGTGGTATCGTAACAAACTATGGTGAAAACATCGGTTCCAGCGCTTTGGGAACAGATCCATACAAGACATGGAATCAAATGGCCTTCTCCATCGACCGTGTTGCCGTACAAGCCCGTACACGCGCTCTGTCCAGCAATTACACAGTCGAATTGGCACAAGACCTCAAGGCTGTTCACGGTCTCGATGCCGAAGCCGAACTCGCAAATCTTCTCAGCACAGAAATTCTTGCTGAAATCAACCGCGAGATCGTCAAGACAATTTACTGGGTTGCTCGCAACGGTTCTCAGCAAATTGATTTGAACAACAAAGGCGAATATGACCTTGATACCGATTCAGACGGTCGTTGGTCTGCTGAACGCTTCCGTGGTCTCTGCTTCCAAATTGAGCGCGAGTGCAATGCAATCGCCAAGGAAACCCGTCGTGGAAAGGGCAATTTTGTAATCTGCGATAGCGATACCGCAGCAGCCCTCGCCATGTCTGGCTTCATGAGCCTCAGCCCAGCAATTGCTCCTCAACTGAACGTTGATGACACTCAAAGCACATTTGCTGGTATTCTCCACGGCAAGATCAAGGTCTACATTGATCCTTACACTCCAGCTGGTGTAAACTTCTTCGTCGCTGGATATAAGGGTGAATCGCCATACGATTCTGGATTGTTCTACTGCCCATACGTTCCTCTGCAAATGGTACGTGCAGTTGATCCAAATACCTTCCAGCCTCGCATTGCGTTCAAGACCCGTTATGGTGTCGTAGCCAACCCCTACGTCCTAAACGGAACAACCTTGCAACCAGACGGTGAAACCTTGACCAAGGGATTGAATCAATACTATAGATTCTCTGTAATCAAGAACCTCCACGGCAACACCATCTGATAGGTGACCGTGTGTAAGACACACGAAAACCTCCCGAGAAATCGGGAGGTTTTTCTTTTACCATAAATATTTTTATGCCAATCTGTTCAAATTCAATAAACCCCCTGTACAACAATTATTTTAGACTTGTGTTTTCACGGGGAACAAGACAGCTTGAATTAATGTGCCAAAAGGTCAGCCTTCCTGGTATTGCTGTAGGAGAGGCAACCCAACCAACTGCACTCGGAACAACCATTCCCTATGCAACCACTGCAACCACATTTGATCCTCTGAGAATAGAATTTATAGTTGATTCTGATCTTACTAATTGGAAAAGCCTTTATTCCTGGATACGCAACATAACAAACATAGAAAATGACACGGACCATAACATTCTCTATCAAAGTTGGCATATAAAAGCAAACTTAGAAATTTTAGATCCATTAAATTGCAACAATGTAAATTTAAAATTTACTTTTCATAATGTAATACCCATAAATTTGGGTGGAATAAATTTTCAAACTGACAATGTTGACGTAAATATAGTAAAATCCACGGCAGCATTCAAATATTCTTATTACACGATGGATCCAGATGCCCCATCAAATTTGCTGGAAGAACTTTAATTCAGATATTCGCTGGGGTCGTCTGGCCAGCTTTCTGGTTTTGCGGGGTCAGACTCTGGTTTATATGGCAAGGAAGACTTCTCAGGCTTCATTGAGCTGCGTTTCTTCTTCTTGGATGGCTTCGGAGACTCTTTTGGCTCAAGATCCTCTGTAATGTCATCCTGGGCAAAAAGTTCGCCTTCCTCTTCCTCGTCCATCATTATCTCAACACCCTCAAAACTATCAATTAAGTTATTTACAAAATTTACAAATTCGTCATTGTTGAACAAATCATTTAGAAGTTGAAGACCGTTTTCGGGTCCTTCGGGACTTCCTGGAATATTGCCTGTTATTGACTTTGGATCTTTCTGCATTGCAAGGAAAAACATTTCATACATCTTTTCCAATTCTATTGCAGGTTCACCTATGTAGACAATTACGGTCTTTGGCAAAGAAACCTCATGTGCCTTTAGGTTGAGAAGATAATTGGAAAGTTTTACGTATTCTATCATCTGGCCTGTTTCATCCCGTGATAGATAATTGTCCAGTCTTGCTGGCAATTTTATGTTTATTTTTTCTTGGGTGGCTTCATTGACAAAGCCAATGAGTTCTTCTCCAGAGGTGAGTTTAACAACTCTTAATACACCCGAGAAGCTGTTCTCAGGAAGTGAATCGGACATAAGCATGTCCTCCCTTCCTTACTATTTATCTTTTGAGCTTTGCCCGAACATCATTGAATGTATTTTGTGATCAAACTTTTCACGCTTGTATATCTTCAGGCGTTCTTCAAAGTGCTTGAAGACGTGGTTCTTGTGCGATTTCATAGTAAGGTCATCTACCACGTCATATACTTTCAGCGATTTTTTTCTTGCAGAAACGCGCAATCCACGACCAATGCTCTGGAGCAGCCGAATCACGGATTTAGTAGGTGACGCAAATATAATATTGTCAAGATTGACAATGTTAATGCCAGCACTGGTAGTGCCAAAACTTGCCACCAGTATTGCATCCGTTTCCTTGTCAACGACCTTTCGTATGTATTCTCTTGTTTCTGCTTCTGTCTTTCCAGAGATGAAATATACTTTTCTATCACCTGCTTCTGCTTCGATGATAGCCGTGAGGGGTCGTCCATGCAGTTCGACATAGTTGAAGAGTATGAGGGTGTTTCCCTTTGTCCGCAATGCGAGGTCTTTGATGAATTTGTTTCGTTCGTCATTGCTTACGATCCACTTTATCTCGTCGGCATACTTCTGCTTTTTCAGCAGTTGCTTGTCCTCTTCCTTATATTTAAGAATTATGCAATCTATGTCTAGCTTTGCAAGCAATCCCTTTGTCATTAGGTTTTTGGTTTGTATAAACTGCACAGCAGGCCCTAGAATTCCTTCTATGCTCAGTCTGTGGGCCTGTGTCTGCTGGAGGGTTCCTGTAGTCCCGATTCTAAACCAAGCCTTGTGGAGCTTCTGTCCTATGAAGTTTATTGACTCTGCCTTCGCTTGATGACACTCATCAAAGAATATGGCGTCAAAGTCAGAAAACCATTCCTTTGGCAACTTGTAAATTGACTGCCACGTGGATATAACAATCTGCTTTTTAGTGTCCTTGTCTTGTCCAGCAGATATCTTGTGAATGTATTTTTTGCAAGACCACGACTTGTCCTGCCCGGAATAATCAAAAAAATCCGATTCCATCTGGTTGACCAAGCCAACCGTAGGAACCAGAATAAGAATCTTGCGGTCTGTAGGAAGTACCGTTTGAAGAAATCGAACCAATACGTATATAATGAGACTTTTTCCAGATCCTGTGGGAGAAATCACCACCGAACGATGATTGTTCAATGCATGCAAAATAGCCTGTTCCTGATGGTCGTGCATCTGGACGTCTTTTTTGCGAACTGTAACCTTCAAAGATTTGTAAAACTCCGAAAGTTTTTCCTTCGTAATGCATAAAGGGTTTTTGCTTTCTTTAATATTTAAGGAGTATTTTCTGTCTTCACAGAATTTTTGAAGATATGATTTCAATCCCCTCGGCAAAGTAGATGATAAAATGTCGTAAAGACGAATTTTACCATCCCAAAGCCTACGCTTGAACATAGGCATATATTGAGCACCGGGAACCATAAAGGAAAAATAATCCCTTAGTTCTTTCTTGAGTGCTTGTTCTGTTTTGATGTAGTAACGAACTTCATCAATAGATTCAACTTCAATATCCACATAATATTTATACTATGCCATTCATCATTTTTTGCCATTCAATGGCAGATTTTATCATAAAATTTCTATTGTTAAGGGATCTAATAAATTCCTCTACCATTTTTAATTTTATTTCGGTTACGGATAGCCTAGCTTTAAGTTCTATGACTTTTGGATCCGCTTCCACAAATTGCTCAACATCGCTTTTTAGCAGTGTTAATTCTGAGGGTTCCTCTCCCCAACTTTCAAGTTCCTCCCTAGACGCCTTGCCGGTATAAATTTTCCACTTACGAAGTTTTAATACTGCCAAGTCATTTTGGTGTTTTGTCAAAAGTAATTTGACATCTGCAAGTATTGTTAAATACTTGGAGTGTATTTGAGGTATCTTAAGAGACTCTATACCTAACTCTGTAGAGTCTATTTGAGAGTCTTTAGTAATAAGTTCTTTAAGGTTCTCTAGATTCATCTTTTAAGATGTACTTTAGAGTATCTTTAGATAAAGTCAAATAAATATATTTGACATTTATTTTAAATAAACTATAATGACTGTGAGATAAAATAATGATTATAGATCTTAGGGAAATACCGGTTGTTTGGATTAATCTTGACTCCGCAACAAAAAATGCAGAGACAATGGAAGAAAGATTAAAAAAACACGGATTTAAAAATACACACAAAAAATCAGGATTGGTGATAGAGCCACCACCAAATACAGAAAAATCAATTTACCATTTTATGGGATGTGGTCAATCTCACATTGATATTTTGGAAAATACGGAATATTCTACACCCCTTTTAATATTGGAAGATGACGTAGAATTTGTTGACAATTTTAATCCAATATTAGACATTCCAGAAGATTCTGATGGAGTATATTTGGGCATTTCTCATGGAAATAGAAATTACGTAACACAAAAAATTAATGATAATTACTATAGAATTGGGGGGATACTTGCTGCTCATGCTATTTTGTATGTAACACCATCATACAGAAAACACATGGCAGACGTTGGAAGACATTGTTTGTATACTATGGGTGTTCCATGGGACATAGGAACATCTTCTATACAGTTTCAACAAAAAGTGTATTGTACTATACAGCCATTAATATATCAGTCAAACGATAGAGAAAATGCAAATAAATGGCAATCATTAACTGACTCACCGTTAGAAAACAGAAATTTTATTTTTCCATGATCACTTTTAATTTGATGGGAACATATGGAAGAATGGGAAACCAAATGTTTCAATACGCTACCTTGTATGCAATTGCAAAAACAAGAGGATATGAATTTGGCGTACCTATGCAAAAAAAATCAGAAAACCCATATCACAACTTTTGTTTAAATGAATGTTTTTCAAATCTTTCCGCAAAAGACAGCACAAATTTAGTTTCAAGGCATAGAGCACAGGAAAGAGAATTTACATACAATGCTGGAATATTTGGTGTACTGGATAATACGGATATAACTGGTTATTTTCAAAGTGAAAAATATTTTAAAGATTATAGATCTGATCTATTGAATGAATTTGATTTTAATCAAGAAATAAAGTTTAAGGCAACAGATATTCGATCAATAACAAAAGAACCAGTTATAAGTGTTCATTTGCGACTTGGAGATTACAAAAATTTAGTAAGCAAGCATCCAATTTGTTCAATTAAATATTACAAAGAAGCTTTAAAAGAACTTCCAGAAGACATGTTAATTATTGCTTTCAGTGATGAGCCCGCTTTAGCAAAAGATGTATTTGATTCATTAAACAAAAAATATTTTATAACAGAAAGTGAAAATCAGTTTGTTGACATGTGTACTATGTCTCTATGTGAATATCATGTAATTGCCAACAGCAGTTTTAGTTGGTGGGGAGCATGGTTAAGCAACTCTAAAAAAGTAATTGCTCCGTCAGAATGGTTTGGAAATTCTCCAGACATGCCAAAAAATTGGTCTGATATTTATTGTGAAGATTGGAAAATAATATAATGCTATTTGACATAAATCCATACATAGATTCTAAAATTAATGGTATAATACAAGTCGGTGCGCACTTAGGAAATGAATATGATTTTTTAAGTAAATTGTCTACAAATATTTTAATGTTTGAACCACAAAAACAAATATATGAAAAATTATTAATAAAATTGGGTCCAACAAAAGGTGTAAAAATAGAAAATATAGCTTTAGGTTCTGAAAAAAAAACAGCAACCATGTTTGTAGAGCATTCAAACGGAGGACAATCAAGTTCTTTATTAATGCCTGCTTTACATTTATTACAATATCCATCAATTAAATTTGAATCATCAGAAACAGTAAATGTTACTACTTTAGATGAATATTTTAATAATAATGATTTTAATTATAATTTAATTACACTTGATGTTCAGGGATATGAATTGGAAGTATTGAAAGGTGCAAAAAAGACACTTGAAAAAGTTCAATACCTTCTTTGCGAAGTAAACAGAGCAGAGTTGTATAAGGATTGCCCAATGGTTGAGCAAATCGATGAGTTCTTGAAACAGTTTGGTTTTGAAAGAATTGTAACAAGTTGGGATGGACAAACTTGGGGTGATGCTTTTTATAAAAAGAAATGATCAAGCCAAAAGAATTATCAGCGTATGGAAGTCCGTTTAAACATGATGTAACTTCATGCCATAATGTTCCTCCTTCAAAATTTAAATGGATTTTTGATAAAAAATCAATAGATGGCATAGAAGTCTATCTTGATTATGATATATTTGGTGGAATTAAAAGCAATTGTCCAAATAAATTTTTGTGGATATGTGAGTCAAAAGGAATCATTCCACACCAGATGCATTTTTTGAAGACAAACGCTTCAAAAATGCAATCAGTATATAAAAAAATATTTGTACACGATCATGAGTTGTTAGAAATATCACCCATTTTTTCTTATTGTCCTCCTGCGGCAAATTCAACTTGGGTTGTTGACCGGGGAATACATCCAAAAACAAAACTAGTTTCAATGGTTTCTTCTGGCAAGACCATGTGTAATGGACATCATTTTAGAAACAACACGATGATTCAGTTCAAAAACACTGGATTCCCAATAGATTATTACGGAAGATCATTCAATTCATTTGAGAAAAAAGAAGATGTATTGCGTGATTACTGTTTCTCAATTACCATAGAGAATGAACGCTATTCAAACTATTACACAGAAAAACTTATGGATTGCTTTGCCTGCGGAACCATTCCAATCTACTACGGAACTCCGGAAGTTGTGAAAATGTTCAACATGGATGGAATCATACTTCTAGATGACAAGTTCGACATAAATAATTTAAATGAAGATCTTTATTACAGCAAGATGGATGCCATCAAGGACAACTTTGAAAGATGTATGAATCATCAGACTTCTGATGATTATTTGTACGATAGAATAGTGGAACTCTTATGAAAAATTGTTTGATATATCAGCCATGTGGATTGGGTGACATAATTTGGATTCAACCAATAATAGATCGGTATATTGAGAGTGGCTACAGAGTTCATGTGCCAGTCATAGACCTTTATTATGAAATGCTTGCAACTCAATTACAAAAACCAAATTTAGTTTGGCACCGTGAATCGGAAGAGTTTCCAATGAAAGAACTGTATGGATCCCACATGGGAGTAAATACAGAAATGGATCTTTACGTTCCGGTTTCGTTTTCAAACTATTATTTAAAAAATTGTTCTATAATGGCCAGCAAGTATTATTACACAAATACACCATTAACCAATTGGCACAAAAGTTTTAGTCTCACAAGAAGTGAAGAGCGTGAGCAAAAGTTGATTGATGAGTATAATATAAATCTTAAAAAACCATTTACACTTTTCAATATGACATATGGAACTCCACCAAATCATGTCGTTTGTTCAACTCCAAAAATACATACAGACAATCAGGTTATAGAAATGTCATTTGAAAAAGACAAAGAACATCAGTTCAATCTTTTTGACTGGATTGGTGTTATTGAAAAAGCAACTGAAATACATACGGTAGAAACATCTCTGTGTTATTTGGTTGACAAATACAGCAAAACAGATAATATTTTCATGTATGAAAAAAGAAGGGAGAATGAAAGTCCAACATATTACAACCTGACCAACATGGTCTATAGAAACGTAAATTGGACTTACATGATCTAAAATGAAAATAGAAGTATCAAATGGAGAAATTGTAGACAAATATACAATAGTAAACATAAAGTTGAAGAAGTGTAGCACTCATACAGAAAAACATACAAATCTGTTAAATGAATATTCAGTTTTAAAAGAAGCAGTTGAGACTTTGAATATTGATCAAAAATTACTTGAAACTTTGCAACAAATTAATGAAACTCTTTGGGAAATTGAAGATAAAATAAGAATATTAGAAGAAAAAAAACAATTTGATAAAGAATTTGTAGAGTTAGCTAGATCCGTATACATTACTAACGATAAAAGATTCTTGATTAAGAAAAAAATCAATGTATTATCAAACAGCCAAATAACGGAAGAAAAAATTCTTCCAAACATAGAATGATAAATTTAATAAATACAACCTTGGTAAGTATAGATGGTGTTGGAAAAGATTCAAATCACCTCAAAGCACTAAAATATAGTTGCAATGGGATTAAATTTGGTGATGTTAAATTTTTTTGCAACACAAATTTTGGAAAGTCTGATTTTTATTCTCATGTTGAAATACCAAAATTAACCTATGATGGATACAATAAATTTTGCTTGGTTGATTTGGTAAAACACATAGATACTGAATTTGTTATAATTGTTCAAGACGATGGTTTTATAACCCATTCAGATAAATGGAATCCAGATTATCAACAATATGATTACATTGGAGCACCATGGCCAAAAAAACATTTGTTTTTTAATACACAAAGATGGCCTTTTGTTCACGAAAAGTTGATAGAATCAAATAATACTTTCCATATTGGAAATGGTGGTTTTTGCATGAGAAGCAAAAAATTGATGACAGATGTTTCATCTCTTATGAACTTAGATTATTCTGGCATACCAGAAGATGTTTTAATATGCATTGGTTTTAGAAAACAATTAGAAGAAAAAAATCATAAATTTGCTTCATTTGATTTGGCTAAAACATTTTCATGCGAAAGTTTGTTTGTAAATGAAGTATACACAAATCCAAATGAAACATTTGGATTTCATGGAAAAGATACTCATATGCTTGAAGTAATGCGTCTAAATAATATAGAACTGTGAGATTAATATGAATATTTTAATAACTGGTGTGGCGGGTTTGTTGGGTTCACGTTTGGCAGATTGGCTTTCAGAAAACGTAAAGTGCAATATAATTGGAATTGATGATTTAAGTGGTGGATATTCTGATAATATAAACAGCAAAGTTGAATTCTACAAACTAAATCTTGCTTCATCAGATTATTTGGCTGATGTGTTTGAAAAACACAAACCGGAGTATGTTTTTCATTTTGCAGCATATGCTGCCGAAGGTTTAAGCCCCTTTATTCGTCAATTTAATTACGAAAACAACTTAATTGCCACAACTAGGCTCATAAACCAATCGATTAAACATGAAGTAAAAAGATTTGTTTTTACTTCAACGATGGCAGTATATGGTGTCAACAAACCACCATTCGTTGAAGCATACCAACAAAACCCAATTGATCCATATGGTGTTGCGAAGTATGCATGTGAAATGGATATACAAATAGCCGGGGAGCAACATGGAATGGATTGGTGCATCTTTAGACCACATAATGTCTATGGAGTAAAACAAAATATCTGGGACAAATACAGAAACGTGTTGGGTATTTGGATGTATCAACACATGAATGGTATGCCTATGTCTATATACGGAGACGGAACCCAAACCAGAGCCTTTAGTTATGTTGATGATTGTGTTCCGTATTTTTGGAAGGGTGCTATAGATCCAAAAGCCTCAAAACAAATTTTTAATATTGGAGGTGACGAACACTGTTCAATAAATAAAGCATGCAATATTTTAATTGAAGTGATGGGTGGCGGGGAGAAAGTTTATTTGGAAAAGAGACATGAAGTAAAAGATGCTTGGGTATCACATGATAAAATTAAAACAATTTTAAATTTTAAAAATCCAACAAATTTAAAATTAGGTCTTACAAAAATGTGGGATTGGGCAAAAAATCAACCAATGCAAGAAAGAAAATTGTGGTCTTCATATGAACTTGAAAAAGGTATATATGATTTTTGGAAAATAAAATAACACCTATAAAAAATTATTTTTATGCTTACTATACTTTACTCAGCGTGCAATGCAGAATTAAATGGAATAAATTCCAGACCGGGAAGACCAAAATGGTTCAATAAAATGGATTGTTTTTTTAATTTGCAAAAAACAATACAGTCCTGCAATTATCCAGTAGAATTAATAGTTTTAATGGATTCAGATCATAAAAATATTTTATCGAATAAAGCCGAGGAATTAAATTATAAAGTAATTTTTAACAATTTTAATTCCGTAATAAAATCTGTTTTTTTTAAATTTGATTATGCAGAAAATTTTTCTTCTTCGGATTACATCTATTTTTTAGAAGATGATTATGTACATACTTCAAATGCTTTAAATATTATGTTGGATGGTGTTAAAACATTTGAATTAATAAGTGGATATGATCATTTAGATAGATACACTAGAGATGATGATATTTCGTTTGGTATGGAAAGCATATTTTTTAAAAACAATACTCATTGGAGAACAGCGGAAAGTACTACTGCCACTTTTATGTGTACTAAAAAAATGTTAAAAGAAATTTTACCATATGCAAAAAAACATCTTGCAAATGATAGAAATTTTTTTAGAGAATTGTACACAAAAAATATTAGACTATTTACCCCGATTCCCGGTGTAAGTACACACGTGCATGAAAATTTTTTAAGTCCGGGATTAGATTGGGAAAAAATATTAAATGACTTTAAAAATTAAAAAACAAATTTTTTATTTAAACTTGGATAATTAAATATGAAAACATTAAATAATACTTTAAACGATTTAATCAACACGCCTTCTGATATAAATGAACATTTATCTATATTATTTGAATATGGGAAAAAATGTACATCAATTACTGAATTTGGAGTTAGGGGAGTAGTTTCAACAGTTGCTTTAATTTTTTCAAACCCAAAAAAAATGGTTTGCGTAGATTTAAAGCACCCAAGTCATTGGGGTCGTGAAAAAGAATTTAATGAAATTGTGGAGTATTCAAAAAAAAATAATATTAATTATAAATTTGTATTAGGTGATACTAGAACTATTGATATAGATGAAACAGATCTTTTGTTTATCGATACCATGCATACATATCAACAATTGAAAAGTGAACTTAATAGACATCACACAAAAGTTAATAAATTTTTAATTTTTCATGATACAGAATTGTATGGAATTGTCGATGAAAATAACTATGACACAGGTAAAATTACAAATTCTGAAATCCAAGGTCTTTGGCCAGCCATAGAAGAATTTTTAAAAGAAAATAAAAATTGGAAATTAATAGAAAAAAGAACAAACAATAATGGCTTGACTATTTTAGAAAGAATTAACAAATGAAAATTTATGATTGTTTCATGTTTTATAATGAAGTTGATTTATTGGAAATCAGATTAAATGAATTAAATGATGTTGTTGATTATTTTGTAATTGTAGAGGGAGAAAGAACACATCAAAACAAACCAAAAGAAATGCTATTTCAAAAAAATATTCATAAATATGAAAAATTTTTACCTAAAATAATTCATGTAATTGTTGATGCGGATAAATTTAGACCAAATGATCCAATGTACAATGATGTAATGCAGAGAAATCACATTACTTATGGCTTGGAAAATGCAACAGACGATGATTTGATAATTATATCCGATTTAGATGAAATTCCATCCTCTGATGCTGTTAAAATAGCTTTAAAAGAAAATAAATTTCCAGTATTGTTTAATCAAATATTGCATTATTATTATTTAAATACTCAGGCCGAAGATCGTGGCTCCACCTTGAGCCAAAGTTCGTGTATGCTTAGAAAAAATACATTTTTATCAAATACTCAAATTACTAGACACAATAAACATCAATTTCATGGTATTGAAAATGGTGGTTGGCACTTTTCTTTTTTAGGAAATAAAAATCACGTTTTAAATAAACTTCAAAATTATGCTCATGATGACTGGAAAGACGAATCATTAAATGCTGTTGAAAATCGTTTAGAGCATTTGATAGATCCTCTTAATAGAAATTACATAAAATTAAAATGTATTGCTGATTTGTCTTATCTTCCAAAATATGTGTTAAATAATATGGACAAGTTTAAAAAATATATAAAGGATTAAAATGAAAACAGCATTAGTGTGTGGTGGTGGTGGATTTATTGGGGGTCATCTAGTTACTCGTCTTAAAAATGAAGGTTATTTTGTTCGTGCAGCAGACATAAAAATCCACGAATACAAACAATCGGATGCAGATCAATTTTATGTTGTTGATCTTCGGGACCCTGCTCAAGTAAAAAATTCAATGAGAATAGATGAAGGTCAAACCTTTGATGAGATCTATCAATTGGCCGCAGATATGGGTGGAGCAGGATATATCTTTACTGGAAATCATGATGCGGATGTTATGCATAACTCAGCGCAGATCAATCTGAACATCGCAAATGAAGCAGTAAGATATACAAAGATGCCAAAAATTTTCTACTCGTCTTCTGCTTGCATTTATCCGGAATATAACCAGCTAGATCCAAACAACCCAAAGTGTTCCGAGGAGTCTGCATATCCAGCTGCACCAGACAGCGAGTATGGATGGGAAAAGTTATTCAGCGAGCGTTTATATCTAGCATACAACAGAAATTATGGTCTTCCTGTTAGAATTGGAAGATTTCATAATATCTTTGGTCCATATGGCTCTTGGAACAATGGAAAAGAAAAAGCACCCGCAGCAATATGCAGAAAGGTTGCATTCTCTGAAGACGAAACCATGGAAATATGGGGAGATGGTCAGCAAACAAGATCTTTCCTTTATATTGATGAATGCGTTGAAGCGGTAAGAAGATTCATGGAATCGGACTTCAACGGGCCACTTAATATTGGTTCAGAAGAAATGGTATCGATAAATAAGTTGGCAGAAATAGTTATGCAAATTGCAAATAAAAAATTAACAATCAAAAATATTTCTGGCCCACAAGGAGTTCGTGGAAGAAATTCTGATAACAACTTGATGAGACTAAAGTTAAATTGGCACCCCACTAAGCCATTAACTTATGGTCTTGAAAAAACATATAATTGGATTAAAGGACTAAAATAATGGAACATTATTATCAAAATATTGGAGAAAATTGGTTTGATTATGGAGATTTATACAGTTCAATTGTATTAAAATACCCAAACGGTTCTCATTTTGTTGAGGTTGGTTCTTGGAAAGGAAGAAGCGCAGTTTATATGGGTGTTGAAATTTATAATTCTCAAAAAAATATTAAATTTGATTGTGTAGATACATGGAAGGGATCACCAGAAGTGGAATCTCACATGAATGACCCCGCAGTAAAAGAAGATAAATTATATGAAGTATTTTTAGAAAATATTAAACCACTTTCAAGTATAATAATTCCTATAAAAAATACTTCGGTAGAAGCATCAAAACTATATAAAGAAAAAAGTTTGCAATTTGTGTTTATTGACGCTTCCCACGAATATGAATTTATAAAAGAAGACATACAACATTGGTTACCAAAAATAGCACCAGGTGGAATTTTGGCTGGCCATGACTGCAATTATGGCCCAGTAGATAGAGCAATCAACGAATTGTTACCAGGTGTAAAAAAATCTGGATCTTGCTGGATTTTTGAATTATAATTGATTTGTAAAAACTTTATAGTATATTGTTTTAGAAAGAATACAGATGGAAAAATTAGAAAGAATACAAATGGAAAAAATTGTTATTACAGGTGGTCTTGGATACATTGGGAGTGAACTCTGCAAACTATATTCTGGCGAAGCCAGATTTAAAAATATCGTAGTTTTAGATAAAAAATTTTTATCTGAACGAGTCAAACAACTTAGAGATTGGGGTATCGATTATGTTCAATGTTCTATTCTTGATGAAAATGATTTAAAGCATCATATTCAAGATGCTGATGTGGTTATTCATCTTGCTGGAATAACTGACGTTGCTTATGTAAAGACGCAGGAAAACAAAGAGCAAGACGAGTTAATAAGAAGCACCGGTATTGATGGAACTAAAAATATAATAAACAATGTAAAAAAAGATTGCAAAATAATTTTTCCATCAACACATGTTGTATATGAGGGTTTTGATAAAACAAAATTGGGAATTGATGAATCAGAACCCCCGACACCAGTACTCACTTATTCAACTGTAAAAGTTCAATCAGAAAATGATTTAAAAAATTCTGACAAAAATTATGTTATTCTTCGTCTTGGTTCTGTTTATGGCTATTCTACAGACAGCACAAGAATGAGTATAATGCCAAATTTGTTTGCAAAAATAACAGCACAAAATGGAACAATAAAATTATATTCCGGAGGAGTGCAAGTAAAAAGTTTGGTACCACTATTTGATGTGGCAAGATGTATAAAATACATGGCAGAAAGAAAGGACATAAACAAAGAAACATTCCATCTTTCAAAGGAAAATATAACAGTAAAAAAAGTAGCAGAACTTTGCAAAGAAATCAATCCGGATGTGAATGTAATAGAAACTCAAGATGAAATTCCAAATTTGGGTTATACGATATCAAATAAAAAATTGTTGGAAACCGGATTTGAATTTAGATACAATCTTAAAGATTGTTTAAAAGAGATGATTCATAATTGGTCTGAGAAAAAAATAAAACAAGATTTGGAATATATTGATCGTGGTGGTAAAGAATACAAAGACTATCGTGGAAAAATATTAAACTATGAATTGACAGAACCCATCAACCTAATAGGATACATAGAATCCAAAAAAGGTACGGTAAGGGCAAATCATTACCATCCAATACAGGAACAAAAATGTCTTTTGATTAAAGGTCAATACATAAGCGTAATTAAAGATTTGTCTGTCCCAAACTCACCTATAGAAACAAGAGTAATAAATGAAGGTGATGTTGCCATAATTAAACCCAACGTTGCACATGCAATGGTATTTACCGAAGATTCTATATTTTTAAATTTGGTAAGAGGAGAAAGAGAACACGAAAATTACGGGATCAGCCACACACTTCCATATGAACTAGTAAACGAAAAGACTAAAAATCTTTTACTTGAAAGTTACAAAACAACATGCAGAGCATGCGACAATAAGTATCTTGAAAGAGTAATTTCATTGGGCAATTCACCTCTTGCAAATAATTTAAAAAATACCTTGGAAGAAGATGTTGACATGTATCCATTGGAAATGAATTACTGTCCAAAATGTCACAATTGCCAATTGTCGGTTTCAGTTCCTGCAAGCAAAATGTTTGACAATTATCTGTATGTTTCTTCTACCACTGCAAAATTTAGAAAACATTTTGAAGAAGCTGCAGAAAAATATATTTCAGAATTTAATTTAGGACCATCGACACTTGTTGTGGATATTGGCAGCAATGACGGAATAGCAATAAAACCATTAAAAGAAAAACAAATACCAGTTGTTGGCGTTGAACCAGCAAAAAATATTGCAGAGTTGGCAAACAAAAATAACATACCTACAATAAATGAATATTTTAAGAAAGAAACCGTAGATAAAATATTGAATCAATATGGAAAAGCTGCATTGGTAACCGCATCTAACGTATTTGCACACTCCGATGAATTAAAAGATATTGCCAACAATGTTTTTGATTTATTAAATGACAAAGGTTCTTTTGTAATTGAAGTTCAATATTTAAAAGATACTATTAAAGATTTAACTTTTGACAATATTTATCATGAACACTACAATTATTGGAGTGTTACTTCTTTGAATAACTTTTTTAATCGTTTAAATCTTTGTGTGTATAAAGTAGAACACATTGATACACATGGAGGATCAATTCGCGTTTATATTTCTAGACAGGGTTGCAATATAGATCCCAGTGTTGAAAAGTTTATACAAGAAGAAAAAGATTTTGGAATCACTAATTTTTCCATATATGAAAAATTTGCCAATGACATAAATGCAATAAAAATTATTGTTAACAAAAATATAAAATATTTAAAAAACAAATATGGAAAAATTGCTGCTTATGGATCTCCTGCTAAAGCAACAACATCATTGAATTATTTTGGAATCAATAATACTCACATTAATTATACTATCGATGATAATATAATGAAACATGGTAAGTTTATTCCAGGAGTTAATATTCCGATAAAAAATAAAAATTATGCTTTGGATAATTTGCCAAAAGTTTTAATTGTTCTTGCGTGGAATTTCTTTGATTATATCAAAGAAAACAATAAAAATTTTTTAGAAAAAGATGTTGTTTTTTTGAATATAAAAGAATTGGAAAAAAATAATTCTATTGAATATAAAGTATGTGAAATGGAGTTTTCCGATTATTTAAATTAATCTTTGTTTTTAGATGATTATGTGTTAGTATTATATTGTGAAAAAACCAAAGAGAAAAAAATTAAAATCTACAGATGCTGATTATGTAGACAATCAAGCACTCTATGATGCTTTGGTTGAATACAAAAAAAAGTGCAAAGAAGCGGAAAACTCTGGAAGAAAAAAACCAAAATTAACCGACTATCTCGGTGAATGCATTCTAAAAATAGCAACCAGACTTTCCTATAGACCAAACTTTGCAAATTATCCATACAGAGAAGAAATGGTGTCAGACGCAGTATTAAACTGCATAACATACATCGACAACTTTGACCCAAAGAAGTCAACCAGCCCATTTGGGTACCTAACCCAAATATGCTGGTTTTCTTTTGTACGTATAATAAACAAGGAAAAAAAAGAAAAGTACACACAATTTAAATTTGCAGAGCAACAGAACAATAAAGACTTTCAGAACTGGTTCAACGAAATCTATTCAGGTATCGACATAGGAAGAAAAGACTTTTTTGGGTTGACGGATTCCGACATGGAACGATTTGATGAGATGTGTTCACCAAAGAAGCCTATAAAAAGAAAAAGAAAAGTAAAAAAAGACATATTTGATTTATGAAATCCATAATATTAAATGATACCCACTTTGGATACAAAGCGGATTCTCCTATAGTTTTGGAATACTTTTTAAGGTTCTTTGAAAAACAGCTTTTTCCCTACATGGAAAAAGAAAACATAAAGACAATATTTCATCTTGGAGATGTATTCGACAGAAGAAAATACGTCAACTTCAAGACCTTAAGTGAAGTGAGAAAACGATTCTTTGAGCCATTAAGGGAAAAAAACATAAAGTGCATAGCAATCTGTGGCAATCACGACACTTACTACAGAAACAACAACGCAGTCAATTCTTTGGACGAACTGATTTCTCAATACCCAAACTGGGAAATATACTCCGAACCAACGGAAATTAATCTAAGTACATGCTGTGTAGCTTTGCTTCCATGGATAAATTCTGAGAATGAATCTAAATGTTCTGATTTTATAAAAAACACAACATGTTCTCTGTTGTTTGGTCATCTTGAGTTATATGGATTTCAATCAATGCGAGGAGTCTCCGTGGAGCAAGGTTATGACTCAAAACTGTTCAATAAATTTGAGTATGTTCTTACTGGCCATTACCATTTTAAGTCTAGCCGTGATAATATCCATTATCTCGGAACGCAATACCAGATGGGTTTCTCGGATGTTTGGGAAACAAAGGGATTCCACGTATTTGACTTCAAGGATCGTACTTTATCGTTTGTTGAAAATACAGGAAAGCTTTTCCACACGTTTGATTATAACGAGGACGTACCATCAAAAATCAATTATGAAGAATTCAAAGATTGTTATGTCAAAATTTTTATCAAAAACCGCACTAAGGCTGCAGCTTTTGAAAAGTACATTGACAAATTTTATGAGGCAGGTGTGGCAGAATTGGCAGTAACGGATGAAGTCACAACAAATCCAGATTTGGTTGCAGTTGATGTCCATAAAGACACCTTGCAACTTCTGCATGAGGAAATAAATTCCATAAGCGAGAAGTCCATAGACAAATCGATTCTTGCCAAGATCGTAGATGAAGCATATAATAGTGCATTGTCAAAGGATGAAGAGTGATAGAATTCCTAAAGGTAAGATTTAAAAATTTTGGTTCATTTGGTAATAATTTTACCGAAATCAATTTAAACAGTCGTAAAACAACTTTGGTTACGGGGACAAATGGAAATGGCAAATCATTTGCCCTTTTGGATTCACTTTGCTTTGGTTTGTTTGGAAAGCCCTTTCGCCCAATTAATATACCTCAACTTGTAAATACAGTGAATAGCAAGGGTTGCGTGGTTGAAATTGAATTCAACAAGTCAAACTCTCACTACATGATAAGAAGAGGTCTTTCTCCCAAGATCTTTGAAATTTACAAGGATAACGAACTTCTTGACCAAAATGCCAAATCCAAAGATTACCAAGAGTATCTGGAAGAACATGTTCTTGGCTTTGATTTTTCGGCATTCAAGCAAGTAGTAATTCTCGGAAAGTCAAACTTTATACCATTCATGCAGTTGACTCCAGCAGAACGAAGAAAGATCATTGAGGGATTGCTTGAGTTGGATATATTGGCTGACATGAATGTTTATGTCAAAGGACAGCTTGCGTCTATAAAGATAAGCATAGGAGAACAGGATTCTCTTCTTAAAATAGCCCACGAAAAGATAAAGTCTCAGAAAGAATTCATTGAGCAAGTAAAAAATCATAATGCTGGTGACATAAAGATAATTGAAGACAAAATAAAGTCTTATAAAGACGGAATAAAACTGGATTCCTCGGAAAAGACTAATATCCTCAAAGACTTCAACAAACTTAAGACTGAGATAAAGGAAAATAAAGATCACATACATTCTCTCAGGGATGTTCCTGCAATGTTGGTCAAGACAGAGACTCTTGAATCAACGCTTAAGGATGAGATACACTCTCTCAATTCCACTGCTACATGTAAATGCTGTGGACAAGATCTTCCAAAGGATCAAAAAGAAAAACACATAAAGGAAAAAGAAGCTAAGTTGTTGGAGTGCAGAAAGGCACTTGTAATAGCCAAGAACAAGAACGAAGAACTAAAGGATGCACAGGAACTTCTTGAAAAGCAAAAAAACGAAGAGAGCGTTCTTTCCGACGACATAAATGCAATAAGCTACAGGATTGGGAATGCTGAATCAAATATAAAGGTTCTGGAAAAAGAAAAGAAGGAAAAAGAGGCAAGCAGCAATATTGCATCCTTTCAGGCCAGTCTTGAAGAGTCCGAATCTAAGAAGCTAGAAATATCAAACAAATTGCAGAGTTTAATCAATGAACAAATTCATCACGATGTTGTATACGATATCCTCAAAGATGGCGGGCTTAAGAGCCGCATTATCAAGCATTATGTTCCCATCATCAATGGACTCGTCAACAAGTTCCTCGGAAAGCTTAATCTATATGTTGACTTCACCATCGATGAGGAGTTCAAGGAAACAATCAAGTCAAGATACAGAGATGCATTCTCATATTCCAGCTTCTCTGAGGGAGAGAAGCAACGTATCGATTTGGCCATATTGTTGACTTGGCGTGAAGTTGCCAAAATGAAGAACAGCCTTAACTGCAACCTTTTAATTTTTGACGAGATACTAGATTCTTCACTTGATGCAACGGGAACAGAATCTTTCCTAAAAATACTTAATAAGATGAAAAACAAGTGTTCTATATACATTATAAGTCACAAGGCTGATTCTCTTACAGATAAATTTGATCAGCATATGGCATTTGAGAAAAAGAACAATTTTTCCAAGATTAAAGTACAAGTATAAATATTTTTAAATGTACAAAGGACAGTTTAAATTTAAAAACGGAAACGGGGTCCCCTTAACCTACAAGAGAGGGGATCTTGTCCTAAATCAGGGGCAAATGTTTGTTTGCACGCAAACGACCCAGAAAAGCCCCCAGCAAGACAGGAAAAAATGGCAAGCCACAGGACTAACCGAGCCTTTCCAGGGCGCTATAGCGCCAATAAACCCACGGGAAGGGCAGTTATGGATGAACACCGATGGAAAAATGTACATTTGGTATAAAGACAATGACAGTTTTCAATGGATTGAAATTTGATTTACTGCAATACGGAGATATAATAGAGTCATGAATGAAGACAGCTTTGAAAAGTTTACTAATCGCCGCAAGAACAAGCCATCTGGCCTTGGTAAAAAACAACAAAAAAGAAGCAAAAGAGGCAATAGACACGGCCAAAAACAGCAGCTTAATGATGCAATGTACAAAAAAGACTTTGAATAATATACATAAGGATCTATATGACAACTGTGACAAAAATGAGACTCTCAAGAGAAACTCTTTCTATTCTTAAAAATTTTGCAGCCATAAACTCCAACATCCTAATCAAGCCAGGAAATACGCTAAGGACAATTTCTAATGGTGGAAATATCTTGGCAGAGGCAAAAATTGAGGAAGAGTTTGATACTACAATTCCAATTTTTGATCTTAATCAATTCCTTGGGGTAGTTAGCATGTTTGCAACGCCGGATCTTGAGTTTGGCGAGAAGTATGTTGACATATCCAATGGAAAATCATCCGTTAGATATTTTTATTCATCGGAATCCCTCTTGACCGTTCCAAAGAAGGAAATCAAGATGCCATCCATTACGGCATCATTTAATTTGGATAAAAACGACATAGACGAGATGCTTAAAGCAGCTAGCATTCTTCACGTGTCAAACTTGAAGATCATAGGTGAAGATGGTTCGATGAGTATTATTATCGATGACCCCAAGAACAGCACTTCAAACAGCTTTTCGGTGGTTATTGATGAAAATTATGATGGCCCAGACTATAGCGGTTTTGTGAACGTTGAAGACATAAAGTTTTATCCTGGTTCATATAAGGTAGAATTGAGCAGCACCGTGGTATCCAGATTTACTCATGAATCAGGTAATATCTGCTACTACATCGCAATCAACAAGGGTTAAAGTGACTAATATCAACAATCTAATTTGGGTCGAAAAGTATCGACCCAAGACTCTATCCGATTGCATATTGCCGATTGACCTTGCCACCATTTTTAATGGAATGGTAAAGGAAGGCAAGATTCCAAACATGTTGTTCTACGGAAAGGCTGGAACAGGAAAAACTTCCGTTGCAAAGGCA